AACGACAGTCGTCTATTAATGGATGTTGAGAAGCAGAACCACGACATGGAAATGGATGAGAAGGAACTCGCTGTCGAGAAAACTCAAAAACGAAACGTATCAATAGGGTAACGATATGCCAGTTAATCAAGAAGCACTTGAGCAGTTTATTAAGAAGGCGAACGAGAAAAAGTACGCCAAGAAAAAATCGCGCAAACAGGCGTTTGATGAATTTCAAAAATGGAAAGACGGAAAGTTAGATAAAGAAACAACGCTACCAAAGCCTCCAACACGGGGGCGAATGGCGAAAGCCAAGGCGAAACCAAAACCAACCACCTAGTGGAGTTTATATGAGTGAGCTAGATCTAGGCCAAGCGGCCACCGATGCTGATGCAGCTAAAAACATGCTGGAAAGCGAAGTTTTTAACAAAGCATTCATGCAAATGAACAGCCAGTTAATGGATCAAATACTGGCAACCCCCCTTGAAGCCGCAGAGGAAAGAGAGCGGTTGTACAACATGTACAAAGCAGGGCAGTTATTCGTCCAACAATTCGCTGGGTTGATAAACAACTACGAGTTGGCAATACAACGAGAAGAAGTGTAAAATATAGGAGACAGTTCTGATGAGTGAAGAGCAAACCACGCCAGTGGACTCTGTTAACGCAGATCAAGATGTACAAGCACGACTAGTGGCACTACTGGAGTCCGAAGAGGAACAAACCGAACAGCCCGAAGACGAGCAAGAGGTAGATGAGTCTACCGATGAAGTGATCGAAGAAGCTGAAGAACTCGCTGAAGAAGAAACCGAAGAATCAGAGGAGGTCGAAGAAGACCCAACCGAAGAGTCTGAGGAAGAAGCTGAAGACGAGCCTGATGTCATTACCGAAGGTGTGATTGAAATTGATGGAGAACAAGTCTCCGTTGAAGAAATCAAGCTGGGGTATATGCGCCAATCCGATTACACCAAGAAGACGCAAGCTGTTGCCGAACAGCGTAAGGCTGCTGAAGAACAAACGCAGTCCTACGAATCCACATTGAGCGCCCTCTTGACTGCTGCTGGAGCAGACCTTTCACGCTTTGAAGGCGTGAACTGGGAACAGGCAGCAGTAGATAACCCTGACCAATATAAGCAAGCCAAGGCGATGCATGATCAGACGCTACAGACTTACAACTTTATAAAGTCTCAAGCAGAAGAACACATGCAACGGTCTGAAGCCCAGCAACAGGCTGCGATGAAAGATCGCGCAAAAGAGAGCCTGACTGTTCTGAAGTCAACGATTCCCAATTGGAGCAATGATGTCTACTACGCAGTAGGCGAGTACGCCAAGAATTCTTTAGGAGTAACTCAAGAAGAGTTCAACAGTATTACAGATCACCGCTCTATCACGGCAATGTTCAAGGCGATGCAATTTGATCAGGCAAAAACGGAGACGAAGAAGAAAGTTAAGTCGTCACCGAAGAAAACTTTGTCGGGTAAGAAAGCAGATCCAAAGGACTTAGGCAAACAAGAGAAATATCGCAAGTCGCGTGAACGTCTCAAGAAGTCAGGTTCGATGGAGGACGCTGTTCAAGCCCTCTTAAATCGTACTTAATTCAGGAAATATTCCCATGCCAACAGTTGCAAATACCTTAAAAACCTACGATCAGGTAGGTAAAAAAGAAATGATCGAAGACATAATCTACGATATTTCGCCCACCCTAACTCCCTTTACCTCTTCAATCGGCACGACTTCTACTTCAGCTACTTTACACCAGTGGCAAGAATCTGAGTTGGCGGCAGTGGCGACCAATGCTGCCTTAGAAGGAGCAGACGCTGGAGCAGCAGAGAACAACACCACTACCATGAAATCTGCGAACACTCAGATCTTCACCAAAGTGGTTCAGTCCTCTGGCACTTCAGAAGCCGTTGGAACGTATGGTAGGTCTAGCGATCTAGCGATGAACATCGCGATGAAAGGAAAAGAATTACGTAGAGACATAGAACATAGTTTTGTGGGTGCTCTTCAAGCTGGTACTGCTGGTAACGGCACAACTGCTCGTCAGTTGAAGTCTGCCCAGAACCAGATCGATGCAAGCACTACTAGCACTGCTGGTTCTAACCGTGCGTTTACCGAAACTCTGCTTTTAGGCACATTGCAAGATGTGTACGAAGCTGGTGGCGATCCTAATCAGGTTCAGGTCACTCCATCTCACTCAGTAACAGTTGCGAACTTTGCAGCTTCTGCTGGTCGTGAGCGTGATTTCGGCACTGGTAAGACTATCGTGCAAGCGGTCGATTTATACGTGAGTCCGTTCGGTCAAGTTTCTATTGTCCCTAATAGATTTCTCCAAAATAACACGGCTCTAGTTTTGGACACAGAGTATTGGTCACGTGCCGTACTGCGTCCTGTGCAGACCATCAACCTTGCAAAAACTGGTGACTCTGAGAAGCGTCAAATGCTTACAGAACTCACTCTTGTTTGTGAGAACAGTAAAGCCTCTGGCCTTATTGAAGCACTAACTGCTTAAACCCTATGAGGGCAGCCCTTCGGGGCTGTCCCTCTTTTATATCTGAGGTTCTCCATGTCCGACATGCTGCACGAACAAATCATTCACGATGAGCAAGAAGACAAGCTGATCGTCTCTCACAGCCAAGACGTTAGCCCAATCTTAGAAGCCAACAAGATTGCTAGAGAGCAAGCTGAAGGTAGGCGAATGGGTGAGATGCAGCGAGTAGCAAGCATTCCAGCAGTTGTTGCTATGGAGTGGATGAAGGAGGGCATCAATGTGATGTCTCCGAATGCCGATGACGTTAAGCGTCTCAAGAAAAAACTTAACTCACCAGAATATGCATACCTACGCACAGGCGGTGGCAGATTATGAGCTTGAACACCTACAGTGGCCTCAAAGCCTCAATCGCTAACTGGTTAAACAGAGAAGATATAGCCAACGAGATACCTGACTTTATTTCTCTAGCTGAATCGAGAATAGCTCATGAGGTTCGTTTACCGACCCTTGAAAAAAAGGTTCTCATCTCTCTGGATACTGAGGGATACACAACAATCCCCGTTGATTTTTTAGAAGCAAAAGATGTCTTCTTTAACGACAAACCGCTAGAACGAAGAAGCCTAGCAGAGATCAAGTCATACGAACCCTATTCGGGCATACCCATCTACTTTGCGAGAGAAGTTGGGAAGCTCACCTTTTTCCCCAAACCAACTATGGGGGCAACTGACAAATTAGAGATGATCTACTACCAACAGGTAGCTTCTTTGTCAGATTCAGCACCAACAAATGTGCTCTTGTCCACCGTGCCAGAGCTTTACCTGTACGGCTCACTTGTAGAAGCGGCTAACTTCTTAGGCTCAGACAGCAGCCAGTGGGAGATGAATTACCAAACAGCCTACAACCGCATCGTGCAGCACTCACGCGATTCCGAAGGGTCGGGATCTACAGTACAAATTGCTAATGGGTATTAATGGATGGCTAGTTTTTACGCGAATATAAGTAGTACAACGACTCAAGAAACTGCCGAAGCAGATGCACTAGCGTCTAAAAATGCAGCGGCACAAAGTGAGGCTAACGCTGCCACTTCCGCAGCGGCTGCTGCTACTTCTGAGACTAACGCTGCAGCGAGTGCCACCAACGCTGCCAGCACAGCAGCATCAATTTCTGGTGACGCTGCGTCAGCAACAGCGAGTGCGGCTGCTGCACTGCTTTCTAAAAACGCAGCAGAGACAGCAGAGGTAAATTCGGCTTCGTCAGCGACAGGTTCAGCCTCAAGTGCTTCGTCTGCCACTACGTCTGCGGCCACTGCGACAACAAAAGCTAATGAAGCCTCTACGTCTGCATCGACAGCTTCTACAAAAGCATCTGAAGCGGCCACATCTGCCACCAATGCGGCATCTTCTGAGTCCAATGCAGCCTCAAGCGCGAACTCTGCATCGACTTCTCAAACAAATTCAGCTTCTAGTGCTTCGTCTGCGTCTGGTTCGGCTGCAACTGCGACAACGAAAGCGGGAGAAGCCGCTACTTCGGCAACAGATGCCGCAACGCAAGCTACGAATGCCGCATCCAGCGCCTCTTCAGCATCTACATCGGCAGCGACCGCCACGACTAAGGCTGGTGAAGCCTCTACATCGGCATCTAACGCATCAAGCAGCGCATCGTCAGCCACAACCGCTCAGTCAGCCGCAGAAGCGGCAAGAGATGCTGCGTTGGCTGCGTTTGATTCATTCGATGATCGGTATTTGGGACAAAAAGCGTCAAATCCGTCCACTGATAACGATTCAAACGCGCTGGTTGCAGGAACTCTTTACTTCAATACCACGACAGATGAGATGAAAGTCTATGACGGTAGCGCATGGCTAAACGCATACGCTTCTCTATCTGGTGCGTTGATAGCAACTGGCAATTTGTCTGATCTAAACAGCGTAAGCACAGCCAGAACTAATTTAGGTCTTGGCACTGCCGCGACAACGGACGCAAGTGCATACGCCACCGCAGCACAAGCTGATCAGACGGTTTCAATCACTGGCGCGGGTACAACTACTGTTTCAGGTACATACCCTAACTTCACCGTTACGGGATTAGGCACAACGTACACAGCGGGTTCGGGTCTATCCCTAACTGGATCTGAATTTGCGAACACTGCCCCTGATCAGACTGTCACGTTGGCAGGTGCGGGAGCTACTAGCGTCTCTGGTACTTACCCCAACTTCACTATAACGAGTACCGACACTGTCTATTCGTTACCGTCTAATGTTGGAACACAATCTGTTGTCACGACAGCACCAACGAGTGCCAGTGGCTTTGCTAACGGACATGTCTGGTATGTAGTTTAAGAGGCCGCTATGACTATTAAAGTTAACGACAGCGGTACTCTCAAAGAACCCACCCAGATCTTTGTAAAGGGAGATCAGGGGACGCTTTATGGCGTTAACTATGTTGTAGCTAACAACAACGGTACGTTAGGCACTGTCTGGAATGCGGTTTATACGACCAGCCGCGACACCTCGACAGCATTCTCCACGACCACCTCGTTTAACACCACGACCACGTACACAACTACGTTCGCCACAGGTACGTCTCGCGCTACTACGACTAGCTATACCACCTCGTACAACACGAGCCGTGCTACTGGAACATCGAGATCCACTACCACCTCGTATAACACTAGCCGTGGGACTTCTCACAGCACTACTACTTCGTTTAACACTAGCCGTGCAACAGGGACAAGCAAGAGCACGACTACAAGTTGGACTACCACCTACGGGACTAGTCGCGGCACAAGTAAATCAACGACTACGAGCTGGACTACTACTTACGGTACGTCACGTGGAACATCTCGCGGAACAGCCAAAAGCACTAGTTGGACGACTAGCTGGACTACTTACTGGTCATCTACGACCCGTCAGCCTTCATCTGGAAGCTACTACACCGCAAACCAAACCTATTGGTGGCACAACGCTGCTAGCAGCAACGGTCACGTAATTAGATGGGGCAACTCCGCTATTACCAGTAGTGCTTCTGGCACTTCACAGACGGTCAGTGGTTGGACTTACTACAGAAGTACACTGCATTCATCAGATGGTTATGGTTCGTATCACAGAATCTACCGCCAAACGAGTAGCAGCCACTCCCGTGGAACGTCTCGCGGAACAAGTCGAAGCACTACTAAGACTACGAGCTGGACTACGTACTACAACACCTCGCGTGGCACTAGTAAGTCCACGACTACTAGTTGGACTACTTACTACAACACCTCGCGTGGAACGTCTAAATCAACGACTACATCGTTCAACACTACGACTACGTTCGGTACGTCCAAGTCTACGAGTACGTCTTACACGACTACGTTTGGAACAAGTCACAGCACAACGACATCGTTTAACACGACCACTACGTTTGGAACATCGCATGGCACAAGTCACAGCACGACTACTGCGTTTAACACGGACACTACGCGATCTACTAGCCATGCAACTGGCACAAGCCGATCAACGACCACGAACCGCGACACATCAACCGTAGTCTACGAACGCCTGACATCTACTGGAAATCAGACTGAAGTCACCAGCGGAAGCGCACACAACGGTCGGTACTGGGATGGCTCTCAGTGGACGGAGGACTAATGGATATTAGAGAAATCAACGGGAAGCTGGAGAACGCTCTGGAAATAATTATGGAGCACTTCAGCGAAACAGAGGATCGAATCGCGGAACTCGAAGACGAAGTTCTAAGGTTAAGAGATGAGCTTGAACAAGTTAGCTGACAATGACGAGTTGGGTAACCCAGTTGCCCACTTTTTTAAGTCTGGAAACGTCTTACGTAGTAGAGACAACGACCAACTAATGCGTCTGAAGTCTCTAGTGCCAGAGAAGTGGATCAACGATACGAAAGTCGAATATGACGTTTGGTATGACTTCCCAAACGATCAACGAATCCACGGGTACGTGTACACAGACCTGTTAACTCAATTCCTGTATCTGCGAGTCGCAAGCAGCATGTGGGCGACTGACGCTATGAAAAGGGCTGCTGAGACAGACATTACCGAAGAAGGTGAGCAACTTTTCGCCAAGATAGCGAAAAACTGTGGAGATAAGTACCGACTGAGAAAAAAAGGGTTGGCACACGAATACGTCATTTTTCTCGCTGGCACGAACATTCTCGACAAGGTTACAGATTGGGAGAAAGTGGATGAGGCGGTAGCTCAAGGAGCGAAACTCAAGTGCCACCCCCTCACAGCCGCATCAGCGTATGAGCACTTAGTACACAAATATGGGGACGCAGTAATAGAGAAGAAAGCATCTGGTCATGAGCTGTTAGAGAGCGCCCAGATCATTGGTTGCTGCGACAACTCCGAAATGGGGATCGCGGGGTTAGCCAGCGGCAAGACCGTTCATAGGTTCGGTAAAGAAGACCAGTGGTGTACATACAGTGCGATCTACAGAGCCTTATTGGATAGGGGTGAGCTAAACCCCGAACGACTGAAGGCGATTTTGTCCTGTAAAGATTCAGGACTTATCCCTGTAAGTGTCGATTCTCCCGTGGAACGGATAAATCGGTTCTTCATCCAATACGGTCAGGAGGAACATGTTGCGCCTAGAAATTTTAGTGGTCGAGTGCAATCAGTTAACCGCGCTTACGGTTAATAGCATTCGACAAAACATGCCTGAGTGGGATTACAAAGTAGTGCCGTTTAAGGACGGGTTCATTCCGACCGCACTGCGACACGCTAACGATCTTTGTTTGGTGGTGAAGAGCGGGGTCATTTTAGACATCAAAGACGGAGATGTGCCAAGCCGTGAGCTACTTGAGCAGTACGACATATGTGTAAGCAGGGACGGTGTGTTTACAGACAACAGGGCGAACAAGCATGTGTATGGGTTGATCGGTAGCAAGCTCAACGAAAAGTCTATGGACTTGTCGTGTTTTTGCATAAATCCAAAGCGCTGGGTGAGAACGCCAGACACAGATGCGGGTGTTTTGGCGCGGGTAAAACGATTGCGTATGCCGCGACATATGAACCACAAATGCGATCCGATTGTGGCTAAGGCGATTAGTGCAAAGGTCGCAATGGACTACGGAATGCTAGGCGAACAGGCATCCGTTATGAATTACATCCCAGTGTATGAACGGGGTACGGCAAACGGAAATGAAATGTTCGCATATAGATTAGAGGCGGCTATAGGACTGACTGACGGGATGCCAGAGATGGACAAACAAAGGGTCGAGTCGGTAGCCAATAAAACATTAGAACGTGCAGCAAAACTCCGAAAGGGGTTAGCTAAAAATCTTCCATTAGGAGTTACAACATGAACATCGATTACGCAATGAGCCTACAAAATGTTTGGGCTATCGATAACCAAGACCCCCATCAAGACGTAGTTAAAAAAGTAAGTTGGGTTGTTGAGTTTTTCGACACGAACAACCCCGATATAAAAAGCACTGGCGGGGTGGAAAGCTACCTTGATACGGACTCAATTTCTGCCGATACATTTACGCCATACGAAAACGTCACTCAGACACAAATTTTGCAGTGGGCATTAGACGCTGAAGGCGGGACGGCTTTTCTTGATCAATTGCTGGAAGGTGGACACGCAGCAAACTTAGAGAAACAGATCCAAGACGCTTCCTACACCTACAAGGACGTTGCTTTACTACCAGAGGCTTAAACATGATAAAGCTGAGTAAAAGCACCTCTGGGTTTCTTCGGCCTAATCCGCTTCAGGGTGTAGATATCCCTGAGTGGGCTTCCGTGCGTGAGTTTGCCAAGTGGTGGTGCGACAACGGATCGCCAATAGCGCCCCCCGTGGAGACTGTGTATCTGAGCGATGATGCTACTTCTTTTTGTCTGTTTAGGAGTGGGCAGTTCCAAGTTGAGCTGTACCTGATACACCCGTCTCCAAATTTACCGCAACACGGGCATCCAGATGTTGAGGTCATAAAGATGCGCCTAGACACTTATGCTTCTAGTCAGGGAAAAGTTATGCAGACGAGTCATGAGGAGGCATCTAACACGCTGCTTCAGGGGCAGACGCATGGGGCGGGAATTAATTTCAAAGAGAAAGGGGGGTTAGACCAAGGGTTTGGTCTGCTTGCGTTTCAGAAATGGAAGGACGGGCTAAAGCCAACAACTGTTGCAGCTCGTTGGAAAGGTCAGACTGTTGGATCAAAGCAAGAAGCCTTAATCCGAAAACACACACCCAAAGCGCTAGTCCAAAACGGCTATGCAGACACCACAGGAGCACCCTGATGTATTTATCAAAGAAACATAAATTGCTCTTTATTGCCGTACCTAGAACAGCATCAAACTCTGTTCAAGAGGCGATAAAGAGTTCGGACATCGCAGATCCCACCGATGTCGTTTACTCGCTATCCCCAGATCACCCCAACCATATTGATAATTATCATATGCGCCCCTCCACGTTGGTGGAGAACGGATTAATTACAGATGAGGGTTTGTCTGAGTACACAGCCTTCGGATTTGTGCGTGAGCCTCTGGAAAGGTGGGTGTCTAGTATCTTTTTAGCTAGAAGCATGGGGATGATGCGTCAAGATATAGATCCACTTGATTTGATCGTTCGTTTAGCGAGATCGGAAGTCCCAAGACCTTTCGCTGGTAAAGACAGCAAACTCAGTCAACCAAACTACAAGCCGTTTCACTATAAAAACTTCTTTTTTCACGGTGATAAGCAAGTTGTAGATGCGTACCGATGGGAGGACTTTGAAGCCGTTACGAACCGAATACTCAGTGAAAAACTTGGGTCGGATTATAAAGGCACATTCCCTCACATAAATATGAACCCAGATGGCACACCAGATGAGTTCAAAGCGCCAGTAGAAAGTTGGCTACCCTCAGATTGCTACGAAAAGATGAAAGCGTACTTTGCTGAAGAAACAGCCTTTTACGAGTCAGTTGATTTCTTTAGTGAGTGAATTTTACGCAGAGAAGGAATGGCCTTCTCTACCAGACGCTCTAGTTTCGTCTTTGACTGAGTGGGGTTTGTCTGCAGATAGAGCAGTCCCCGCTAAAGGAAAACCACAATTTTCGTTACTGAAAGCCCCGTGGTATCTGAGAGAGTGGGTTAGCCAAAATGTGCCTATCGACATAGACGAGGGTTGGATGGTTACGCTTCAGCGTTTCAACACTGAGAAAGCGGATTTTCATATCGATTTACTGCGAGATTGGTCATACAACTGTCTACTTCATGGCGAATCTGGTGTTACGGAGTTTAAACCTAGCTATCAAAGTGAAGAGATAATAAGAGTGAAGTACAAAAAAAACAGGTGGTATTACCACAATTCGGCAGTACCTCACGCTGTGCATAGCATCCCCACGGTGCGGGTGGCGGTGACGATGTTTAAGTTCTTACCAAGGAGGCTTAGTGAGAATGAAGCATTTAACGGTACAGCCCCTCTGTTGGCAGCGGAATACGAGAAAGATCCTTACTTTTATTATGTCTAGGGGATTTTTGGATATATAAACAACTTACGGTAGAATATACAGCCATGAGGTGTAGTCATTGATACTAGTCAAGTTGGACAATCGGGCGAATATCTAGCCGCCTGTGTGCTACAACGCCATTTTCAGGCGATAGCCTTTCCTCACATTCCCACAGCATACGATCTCTTAGCGCACCACAAATCCGGTGAATTTCTAAAGTGCCAAGTAAAAACGGCAGCCAAGATCAAAGAAATTAACGGATCAAAATACTGGGCGTTCAAAACCAAGAAAGAGTCAGGTGCATACGGGATCAGCGAGGTAGATTTCTTTGCACTAGTCGTTTTACCGAAACGAGCGGTCTTTTTTCTAAGCAACGAAGATGCCACTGGCACTTGCTACATCAAAGAGTCAGACGCAACACCCGAAAGGGAGCTGGAAACACTGCACGATGTACTGGGTCAATATCTATGAGTGAGTTTAAGTATTTTTCAAAGGAAGATTTCGACTGCCAAGAGTCAGGCGAAAACCGCATGGAAGACGATTTTATTCATGAGTTAGACAAGCTCAGAGAGCGTTGCGGGTGGCCTTTCTATGTGACAAGCGGATACCGCGACCCCAGCCACAGCGCTGAGAGAAACAAGCCCAACGGTGGAGGCACACACACGATGGGAATCGCAGCAGACATAAAAGTAACAAACGGGAAGCAGAGAAACGAGATTGTAAAACACGCTATGGCTATGGGTTCTTTCAACGGCATAGGCATTGCACGTTCCTTCGTCCACGTGGATATGCGTGAAGACACGCCCGTACTGTGGACATACTAAAAGGTAAAAAGATGACTGAAGAAACGAAGCAAGCTGTTGATGTTTTAGCGGCCAGTACCGGAGTTGCCAGTTTAGTTGCTTGGCTTCCTCCAATAGCCTCCCTCCTAACCATCATATGGCTTGGCCTCAGAATCTGGGAGTCACCGACAATCCAGAACCTGTTTGGTAAAAAGCAATGAACATTTTAGGTGGATTGTTTGGCGCTGTAACAAACCTTGGCTCAACGTGGCTTAAAAACAAAGCCGCAGAGAAGCAAGCCAAGCACGAAGCAAAAATGAACGTAATTCAGAACGATGCAGATTGGGAAGCGAAGATGGCAGACGCTTCGGCATCAAGCTGGAAAGACGAATTCTTCAGTCTGGTGCTCAGTACGCCCCTGTTCTTTATTGGTTATGCAATTGTGGTGGATGACATGACCATAATACATAGGGTTGAGCAAGCGTTTGCTGCGCTCAATAACCTCCCAGATTGGTATCAATATTTATTGTTTATCGCAGTGTCAGCCAGTTTCGGCATAAAGGGCGCTGACAAAGTTATGAACATGAGGAAAAAGTAAATGGCTTTAGAAAGCACGACTTACATTAGCGGCCTTGTTGCTTCCAACCCCACCAGCTCAGACAATATCGGTGAGGGTGATAATCACATCAGGCTTATTAAATCTAGCCTCCTTGCAACCTTCCCTTCGATCACCGGAGCGGTTAACGCCACACATGGTCAGATAAACTCCGCTGTCACAGCAGCAAATGCTGCAACCGTATCTAACACTGCGGATAAGATAGTTCTCCGCGATTCTTCTGGTAGTTTTTCAGCCGGTACAATCAGCGCAGCGCTTACGGGTAACGTGACAGGTGATTTGACAGGCAACGTCACAGGTAACGTCACGGGCAACGTCACTGGTAATGTGACGGGTGATTTAACGGGCGATGTAACGGGAGACGTTACAGGTAATCTCACAGGTAATGTGACGGGGAACGCTTCAACCTCTAGCAGTACGTCAGGCAACGCTGCTACAGCGACTAAGTTGGCAACAGCGAGAACCATTGGTCTTTCTGGAGACGTTACAGGTTCGGCCTCTTTTGACGGTTCGGGTAACGCAACAATCAGCGCAACTGTCGGAAATAATTCTCACAACCACACAATCGCCAATGTCACCGGTCTGCAAGCCGCGCTGGACAGCAAGCTCACTTCAGCAGGGACTGTGCAATCTGCTGCAAAGTGGACTACTGCGAGAACTCTTACTTTAAGTGGTGACGCGAGTGGTAGCGTAACTATGGACGGTAGCGCGAATAAAACTCTGTCTGTCAGTGTTAATGACGACTCACACAACCACACGATCAGTAACGTGGACGGTTTACAGACTGCACTAAACGGCAAGTTAGGCTCATCCAGCACTGCTGCTAACTCAACGAAATGGAACACATACAAGCTATCTACAAGTGCCACTGGCGCAAGCTCAGACACCATATATTTTAGGACATAGAAATTGACTATCTATATCGGAGGAAACCGTGTAGCCGATGTAAAGATCGGTAGCCAACAGGTGAACACCGTTTGGGTTGGCGGCAACAAAGTATGGGACAGAATAGTTGACACCCAGACCGTTACTGTTGGCTATAAATATATTTATATGCTCGGAACATATGCTGGGTATTCATCTGGTGGAGGTGTTAATTGGACGGGCGCGTTTGGGTCGATCTCAGATGGAACGGCTGATTGGGCTGGCGGTGCTCAGATCGATGAGCTTTACAGATCGCCTCTTGGCGGTTGGGTGCTGACAGTTCGAGGCGCTCACCCCAACTCAGGTTTCTCGAAAGTGACTATTCAGGGAGTGGATTATCAAAGATCGTCTGCCACCTACTCACAACAGATCGGATCTTCCGGTCAAATTGAAGGGACATATTGGGTTTTCCCAACAGGCACACCCTTTAATGTTACTGGCAATGTCGATGTGGTGTTTACATCATGACTTTTATACCTCTACGAAACATAGGCAGTGGCGGCATAGTAACTGATCAAGACCCTTACGATCTTGAGCTGACTCAGTTCCCCAACGGTAATAATGTTTCGTTCCACGATGGCCGCATTGGTAAAACGCTAGGCCACACCATCAATCAATCGCTCTCTTTCCAGCCCACACACGTGCAAGGTTGGAGGTTTGAGGGTGGCGATACAGTTGTTATTGGATCACTGCAAAAGCTCTATAGGTATGACGGTGGCACACTGACAAACGTAACAAAGACCAGCGATGCTACAAACTACAGCAACGCTCCCCGCTGGCAGTCGGAGCAGTTAGGTACTGCGATGATGTTTAACAACGGGGCGCAAGTGCCGCAATATATGTTGCCCACGGGGTCGCGTTTTGCAGACTTACCCGCTTGGCCTTCAGGCGTTATAACTCAGTGTCTCAAACCTTATAAGTCGTTTCTCGTTATGGCCGGCTACGAGGCTAGTAGTGCCAAACACCCCTACACGGTGAGATGGTCTGATGAGTATGAACCAACTGGCGTACCCCAAGACTACGACATAGGCAGCACTACAAACCTCGCTGGTGAAAACGTGCTCTCTGGTAACAACGGGGCGTTGGTTGACCAGCTCACCTTAAACAATAGCCAAATCATATATGCGGAACGTGGCGTTTTTGCGATGGATTTCATTGGCGCTCCGCTAGTATTTAGTTTCAGGGAGCTGTTTAGCGATGATGGCATTCTGAACCGTGGAGCTGTTGCGAGTTTTCCTAACGGCCACCTAGTGGTTGGTAACAACGACATATATGTTCACGATGGCAACCAGAAGCAAAGCATCGTAGACAAAAGAGTGAGAAAGACATTCTTTAATGCAGTTGCCGACAAGCGTAGCGTTTTCTGCCAAACCTTAAATGAAAAGTCAGAAATTTGGATTTGTTACGCTGACAGTGACGCTGCTGATTTCCAGACGGCAAACAGGGCTTTGGTCTACAACTGGTCGCAGAACGCTTTCACATTTATTGATTTACCAAATGTAAGGGCGCTAACTCTAAGCGAGAAGTTAGACGCTTCCGGTGGCTACGATGACGCTACCCAAACGTGGGCAGAGACATCTGAATACTGGTCGAGTGTGTCTGCGTCTCTGGACGCTAGTGCGCTAAGTTTATTTGGCGCAGGGTACGGTGCAAATAAGTTGTACCTGATGAACGACAGTCACGGTGCAGCGGGATCAAACATAAACGCATACTTAGAGGCTACGAAGCTAGATCTGGACACCGTACTAGGTACAGCCACTAACACCATTAAACAGATCAATGGAATATATCCGCAGATCGAAGGGCAAGGAACACTGAACATATCTGTTGGAGTGTCTAGTTCGCCACAGGATGGGGTTACGTGGAAAGCTACAAAGACGTATAATATAGAGACTGATCACAAGATAGATTTAAGAGCTTCAGGTAGGTATTTCGCGCTTCGCATAGAAAGCACAAGCGATCAAAACTACTGGAGACTCACTGGCCTTGATATCGATCTCAAAGAGGTCGCAAGTCGATGAGCTACAACCCCTCCAGCTCATCAGCTTCAACTATTTCGGATTTGCGAAATTGGATTAGCAACGAACTCGTCAGAGTTTCAAACGCCTTCTCCACACAGTCGCAAACAACCCAACTTCCCGTTCTAACCGTTGCCCCTGCAAAGCCGCAAATCGGACAAGTCGTTTTTGCAGATGGCACTAACTGGAATCCAAGCTCTGGGCGTGGTCTGTATTACTACGATTCTAGCGGCTGGGTTCACATTGCATAGGTAATAAATTATGGGCTTATTTAGTTTTGGTGGCTCTAAATCCAAAAGCAGCTCCAATAGCAACTCACGAACATTTGTAGATCCCAATCAAGCTCCCTATCGTCAGGATCTGATGCGGCAAGCCTCACAGCTAAACGCAGAAGGTATGCCTGTTGAGGGTGTTGCCGGAATCAACCCAAGGCTGGGGAGTGCATTAGGTCAGGCGAACCGCCTTGGCAACATGCAAGCGCGTGGCGGTGCGAACTTGATGGCTAACGGTGCGGGGCAGACCCGTGGCACAGGCATGGCGCTCAACTACGCAAATCAAGCGATGGGTGGCAACGCTCTGGGCGGTATAGGTACAGCTATCGGCACTGGCTTAAACTACGCAGGGAGAACAGCAAGCGCGAATGCTGCACTGGGTGGTGGCGTTAACTCTGGCATGGCTAACAACATGGCTACGTCAGCCAGCTTAATGAACTCAGCACAGAATATGGGGGCTAACTTAAACCAAGCTAGAGGCATTGGCGGGTTAGCTGCATCCTCTGGCGCTGCACAAAACGCTGGTTTCAACCAAAACAATCTTGGCAACTACATCAACAACGATGTGTTGCAAGGTCAGATAAACGCATCTACCAGAGACATATTCAGAGATCTAAACGAAAATCAGATGACGGGTATTGCGTCACAGGCGGCTGGCACTGGTAACTCTGGCTCTAGTCGAGCTGGCGTTATGGCTGGTATTGCACAGCGCGGTGCTAATGACAGGGCTGCTGACGTATCTGCACAGATGCGCGGTCAGGCGTACAACACAGCACTTGGTATCGAAGCTAATCGTGCTAATCAAAACGCATCTATGCAGCAGCAAACGAACTTGGCAAATCAGAATGCTCTCAACAGTATGATGTCTCAGGGAGTGGGTGTTGCAGCTCAAACAGCTTCTGAGAATGCCGGATTCAATCAAGCGGCAAACCAAACCAACGCAGCAGCACAGAACCAGTTGCGAGGGCAGGGCTACCAGATTGGTGCTAACCAGATAGATTCAAACTTGAATCGACAACAGCAAACTAACCTGTCAAACCAAGGTGCTTATAACTCCGCTCTGGCTACTGGAGCGAATCTTGGTGCGGGTCAATACAACACAAACTTGCAGAATCAACAGTTTGGTGCATCGATGGCTCAAGACATTGGTCGTCAGGGTGTCAGCAACATGATGCAGGGGCAAGCGATGGCTAACACCGGAGTCGGGCTTAGTCAGGGTTCTGGTCAGTATCTGCGCGACTATGAGCAGCAGCTTCTGAACAACCAATACCAGAGACAGATGTCTCCGTTCAACTCACTCAACTTCTACAACCAGATTGTCGGAGCGCCAAACAACTTGAGCAACGCCTCTGCAAGCTCAAAAGGTAGTTCTAAGTCAATCAGCATGGGCTTCGGTGGAGGATAAGTTAGATGCCAATATTTAATGATCAGGGCGCGTTAGAAGACGGGCAAGAATTCAGATCTGCGAGGGAGGGCGCTCTTATACGGGCAGAGGACTATGTAAATAGTCAGCCTTACTTCGCACCTCAAAACGATAGAGAGAAAATTCGCTTTGACCGGACAATGACTCCGGTCATGCAGGATGGTGTCCATCAAGTAAACGAAGCTAACCAACCTCTGTATATGACACCGGAACGAGAGGTGTTCCTTCAGAACGAAAAATACTTAGATGCGATTCAGGCAAAAGAAGACTCAGATTTTGAAAGACGAGTGAGCAACCCGTTCTTTAAAGTTCAAGACTTTGCCGCTGATGTATTTAGAAACACTGTCGGGTTGCCAATTAATCTAATTACTGGCGACAACGGCTTCCACGTAGATCCAAGTGAGTCTGCGGTGGAAGGCTATAAGGGTCGGCTTATGGAGCTAGATCAACTCCGTGTTGCGAACCATAAAATGTTTATCAATGGTCGAGACACGAGAGCTAACGCATTTGCCGGAGCTGTGACTAAAACTATAGGTGGCACTCAAAACACCGCAGACGGTGTGGCTGTGGTAGTGCAAAGACCAGACGGAACTATCAGTTCAGAATATGTTCCGGCTCCAGACGGTAGTGGTGAACCCTTGCGAACCCAACGCTTTGAGACAGTTCAATTGGGCAACGGTGTGACCGCAGTCATCGACAGGCAAGACCCAACTCAGCCAATTCGCTACTTAAACTCTGTGGACGATATAGCTGAAGGCGCTTCTACGATTGCCGAACAAACGGCAGTCGGTGGAGCGAGGGGTGAGGCTATAGGTGATGCACAGGTTAATCTGCGAAGCGTTGTTGACGGGGCTAACCAAGTTATCACCACGGTTAACAAGATACGAAACCACCCAGCTCTTGATGCCGTCTTCAACAATTGGATGGGCGGGTTGAACCCGAAACTGTTCGCGGCTAACACACCAGAAAGAGACTTAGCTGAATTGCTAGAACAGGCGACAGGTACTGTGTTCCTGCAAGGCTTTAAGGCAGTTAAAGGTGGCGGTCAGATTACCGAAATCGAAGGCCAAAAAGCAGAAGTCTCCTTGGCTAACTTGGATAAAGCACAAACGAAGGGTCAGTTCATGAACGGCCTTGAGGAGTTCTTGGGCGTAGTTGTTAGAGGCGCGAAAGATGCGGAGCTAAAAGCAAGAGGCGACTTCACTTCAATACCTCAGCTAGACATTGAAGGCTCTGGTTTCGCACCAAGATCGACTGACATTAAAGGCGTGTACGAGACACCTAACGGTAACAGTTACGAAGTGGTGGAGTGATATGTCAGATAATCTGTTAATCAACGGAACAACCAAAATCAAAAAGCCGCAAGGCTTTGATGCTATGACTGCACAACAGCAGAGAGCCTACGTTGATGATGTCGCGGCTGACTTAGCGCAAAAGACTCAACAGCAGCAGCTCTCACCACAGCAGCAGATGGCTCAGATTGAGGCTTATGGTAGATATCTAGAGCAGCAAGACATCAATCAAGCTGTGCAAGACCAAAACCCTTTAACGCAGTTCTTAGCCAGCGCTGGTGTTCAGACGGGTAAGGTTGGGCTTGGCATCTGGGACAAGCTCCCGTTCACCGACAGCGAGGCCACGCAGGAAGGCGCAAGGCGAACTGAAATGGTGAACAACGCACTGGCGCAAGAGTCGCCCTACCTCAACATGGGGGGACGAATGACGGGCGGTGTTTTAGCTGCTGCTCCTTTGGCAATTGGACTATCTAAAGCTCCAATCTTAGGCGGGTTAGGTTTCCTTGGTCGTATGGCTACCTCTATGGGGTCTGGCGCGATTGAGGGCGCTGTCGAGATACCTTTCTCAGACGAGACAAGAACTTCAAACGCGATGATGGGCGCTGTAGCTGGTGCTGCGGCTGAACCTGTGTCCATCGTATTAAAGGAAACACTAAAAAGAATTCCCTTCGGTGCGCTAAACCCCCGTGCGAACGATCAAGTTGAATCTGAAATTAGAGCTGCACTGGAACAAGCGGGTTATGACTTTGACAATCTAAAACCTGACACCCAGCAAATTCTGAAAAGCATCAGCAACGCTGAAGATGTAGACGCTGCGATCCAAGAAGCAATGGAAACTGAATTCGGCTTCAAACTCTCTAAGGGTCAGTACACGCAGGACTTTGAGCAGATCGCTGCTGAAGAGGCGGCAGCGCGTCAATCCAAAGAAGCTGGCGACCGCATGAGAGATTTCAGGGATGAGCAAAATATAGACATCAATAACGCAGCCTTGGCGATGGCAGATGAGGCTGGTGGTACACGGGTGGCTGATCTTGAACAGATAGGCACTGTGTTGAAGGAAACTTTTGAAGGGTTCAAGGCGACAGACAAGGCCAACTACAAGGCTCTGTATGACGAAGCAAAGCAGTTTGCACAGAACAACAACATAGATATCCCTCTCTCCGCTGATGCTATATCCGAAGTCTTCTATCAGATGGCGCGTGACCACATGAACACCAACGGTGCGCTGCTGAAAGACATCGGCACAAAGCTGGCACGATCTGGAGTTCTAGATCCAGAAGATTTCAAGACTGATATGCCCTTCAACATACCGGACATGGACACTCAGCGATTGGGCGTAAGCAACAGTGAAGATTTCATTAAATATCTCAACAGTCTTTGGCAGCAGGGTGATGACCGTGGTAACTACATCCTCTCGCAAATAAAGAGTGCGATTGAAGAAAACGCAGACGCACAGTTAGCAGAAGCAATGAAGGCCGGTGGCGGTGGTAAAGCTGCTGATCAGTTCTTGAAGCAAGCACGGGCGGCTAGACAAGCCAACAGAGCCTACCGCGACCTCTGGTCGGCAAAGGATGTGCTTCAAGAGATAACGGGCTTCAAACCTAACACCAAAACACCGCTAAAAGATCCTTCTGAGATTATGAAGGCGATAATGAGATCGCCTGAGAACGCAGAGCGCGTTATCAAGCAGTTAGCGGAAAGGGGTGATGAAGCAGCTATCGCTGACATCAGAACCTTCACGTTAAAAGATATCTTCGACAAGGCCGTAAACCCAAACCAGCAAAGCAAGAGCGGTGTAGGTTTCTTCAGTGGGTCTAAGCTCACGACAGCGATCAAGAAAAACGATGCTGCTCTAAAGAAAGTCTTGTCACCAGAGCAATATCAAAAGCTAAGAGCCTTTGAGGTTGCTGTCGGCAAAGCCACTAAAAAGCCTGATGGCGCTGTTAACTATTCCGGTTCAGCGTACACGTGGATCGATAGCCTTTTCAGAATGCTGAAGGTGACTCCAGTGTTAAGTCCTTTGTCTGGCGTAGAAGCGTATGCCGCTGAAAAGACAATGAAAGAAGCACTGAAGAGTGGTCGAACGCCTGTCGATTACATCATGAAGTTTGACGACAGCCACATCAAATTGAACGCAGTCATGCGTCAGGTGATAGACCAATCAGTCTTTGAAGATAACTCCCAACTAGCAGAGTAAATAACATGAGCGCGTTTCTAAATTTCTTTTCTGACCTGTCGAAAAAGATGGGCAGAACCACACCCAGCCCCCTTGATCTCAAGATTGATGAGATGAACAAAAAGTACGGCACAAACGTGATCGACTTCATCTCCCAGCGCCCACCAGCTCAAGCAGCTCCTATGATCGACTCGTCAGCAATGATGGCGCAGACGAATGCAGCGGCTGGTGCAAACAACCCTGCCGCTGGCTTGTTACAACACAACGCCCAAGCCGCAGAGATGCCATCGATCCCTGCGATGTACGACCCAACTTCTAGCCTTGTCGGTGCGTTAGACGACAGTGAAGAACCTGCAACACTTGAGGACTTAGAAGAGTTCCAAAAGATGCAGCAGAACTATCGGGACGTAGAGGACAAGCAAGCCTTTTTACAAAACAGACAGCGGTCGCCATATCAACCATTTAACTTTTACGGGTAGTAGTTTATGGGTTCTGTGAAAATGGTGAAGGCGGCTCTTGATGCTGGAAGAGAAGCTAGAACTTACATACGAGAAAACATCGACCCAAGGTTTTTTAAACCGCGAGGTGGATCAACACCACGGAAGGCTGATGAGGTGTTGACACCTCAAGTGACAGACTTGGGAACTCAAGATGCTCCTCGCGTAGCGTTACAAGATCTAGAAGGCCGACCCTTTGTTACGACTATGTCTGACCGAACTAGAGCTGGTGCGGTTCTTGAAGGGATTGGCGATGTTGAACTGGCGCAGCCTGTAAACCTAACAGGCGGTCAGGGCTACATGCTTGAGAACGGTGAAGAGCTTTGGGCATCTGCGAAGAGTGTTACGCCTAAGATGGTGGCGGCTGGCAAACAAGCCAAGAAAGATGCGGGTGGTGTTGACCCTGTAATGATGAACTGGAGGATGTCTCCCTCCGGTGGCGACTTCGCGCACAAGACGGGTCAGACCATGCTTGTGTATAACTCCGCGAATATGCCAAAAACAACTAAACGCGCTATGGACGCAGATATAAAGAAGCTGATCCCTGATTGGCTTGGTGTCGATGATCCAAGAAGTGTGGCGCAGTATGGTCAGCAAAAAGACCGTGTTAGAAAAGCAGTGATCGATTTAATGGATAAGAAATACCGCGACCAAGGGGGACTCAGCCTACCTCAAGCGCGTATATCTGTTACTGACGTACCTCAGTTAAATGCTCAAGACTTAGGCTTTCAAAATGTCGGCATCATGGATGTCGAGCGCGGTGTCATACCTGACGGTGGTAATCCCACATACCCATCTGCTATTGCGGGTGAGGGGTTGGGGCGTTTAGATACAAACGCCACAGTCATAGACTTGATCCCAGAGTTGATGGATGGACGGGCATCTGTCCATGACGCTCGAAGAGCGTTAGAGATGAAACCGTATACGGGTGTCATTGACGACAAGATGCTTAAACGTCTGCAAGCTGCGGGTGTGAAAGTTAACAGCTTCCTCCCTTATATGATGACCGCTGGCGCTGCTGGGGGCATGTTGGCATCTCCAGAAGCTGACGCTGGCCTGTTCAGTGCAGCGGTGAAAGCTGCAAATTCCCTGTCTCGAAGCAAACCTGCTAACGCACAAGCCTTCTATAACGATCTCACCAAGGGTGGTGCTAAACCAAACGAGCTAGACGCGATTGGCTTCAAGGATCATTTCGGTGATCGCACCGACATTACGACCGGAGAAGTTCAGGACTTTATCAACAGCAATCAGATCAAGATCAAAGAGATTTTGCTAGGCGATACTCCTCAACTATCTGCGGATGAGATACTTGATTGGGCAAAAGACAACTTCCATAAAGGGCATGAGCTTTATCATGATGCTAGAACCGCTGGTGAAAGGTCAGGCGCTCTAACTTACATCGAAGACGTTTTCCGGCAGGAGAACGTAGGAAACGCCAAGTTTGGTGAATTCACGCTAGGTGGAGGATACAGCGGTAGTAATTATCGTGAGCTTCTAATGACGCTACCCAACGATAGGGCAGATGCGGCTAAAGAGGTGTCTAGCAAATATGATGAACTTATGGGTATGCGTCACGACATAGTTAATGCTCGAAATGCCATTGACCGTGATCAATTAACTGACAACCCGATGTTAGTAGGGGATGAGCTTAAAGCGCGTCAAGACGAACTCTGGGAACAACAAGCAGAGTTAGATGATGAGATGATGGCGGTGTGGGATCAGCTAGACAGTTTTGGCGATGAGACACGAGAGTTTGTAAACCCAGACCACTTTGACCATCCGAACATCTTAACGCACCTCCGTATGGTTGATCGGAAAGACACTGACGGCAGCAATGTTCTATTAATAGAGGAGCTGCAATCCGATTGGCATAAGTTCGGCAAAGAAGATGGTTACTTCGACCCGAAGGCGATGGACAAGTTAGAAAAAGAAATCGATGAATCCACCAACGCTGTCGAGAAGGCGCAGCAAGCTCGAAGAGAATTTGTTGAAGCGAACGGCTTTGATCCCAGCGCTGACGAACCAGATTGGGATTTATACAAACAATTAATGGAAACAAATGTCGGTAAGAGCCTGAAAGCTCAGTTAGATGATGCTGGCGCGAGACACGGTAACCTTCTTTCGATTCAGGATGAGCTTATTACGAAACAGCCTGACCAAGTTCCAGATGCACCGTTTAAAAATACGGACAAAACCACGTGGTATGACCTAGCCCTTAAAAGAGCAATCATAGAAGCGGCAGAAGGTGGGTATGACAAGCTGGCTTTAACCACTGGTAAACAACAATCAGACCGATACATGGGTACTGAAGGTTTGATACCACTGTACGATAAGACGTTCCGCAACAGGCTGGGTAAGTTGGGCAATCAGCCTGTCGGTCAAACTAAATTCGATAGAATGCAAGCTAATACAAAAAATCTAACTCCTGAAGAAGCGCAAGAGTACAAAGCTGTATCTCAAACATGGCCTCAGACAGCGGAATCTAAACAACGTCTAGCAGAGCTGGTAGAAAAGACAATGACCGACAGCGCTCACTCAATAGACGTAACCCCAGAACTAGTGGATCGTGTAAAGAAAGGCTTGCCACTATTTTCGCAGGGGGCTTTGACTGTGGGGGGTGGAGCTTTGCTTTCAGATCAAGCACAAAGTGCTACCAACGCTCCGCAAGAGGACGGTTTCTTGAAAGACACTGGCGATGTTCTTACCGAGGCCATGTCTAGTGTAAATAGAGGTGTGGTTGATGGGCTAAACTTCTTTACGGTAGACCAGATAAACGCAGTGCTTCAGTTGATGGATAGCGAGAAGCGTGTTCCCACCCTGTACGATGTCCCGTATGTAAAAGAAGCAACACATGGGAACTTTATGGATAAAGGTTTGCCCAGAGATATAGTTCGCTCAGGCTTCGAGATGTTTTCCCCGATCTAACTGTACCAATAGTGTACCATTTGCTCTAAGTGGTTGATTTATATAAACGATTGCTCAAGCCATCATGGGTGCTACGGAAAGCAATTTGTTATTTATCAATCACTTAACTCCATCATTCACTGTACCAAACTGCACCAAAAGCCTTGATTTATCACTGTTTCCCCATACACTGCACTTCATTGCTGTACCAAGGAGTGTACCAAGATGGGGGTTATACAAAAGCGTGGTGATAAGTATCGCGTCCTGATCCGCAAAAAGGGCGTGAAGCCTATATCAAAGACCTTTACCAAAAAAGCTGTAGCGCAGAAATGGATGATCAACACGGAGTCCGACATAGAGGCTGGCGAATTTAGACATGACGAGCAGAACTTCGGTGAGTTATGTAGACGCTATCTGGTAGAGATTGGTGGGGCGCGACAGTTCGGTAGAACTAAGACACACACCTTAGAGGCCATCAGGGAGCGTCTGGGGAGTTTTAAGCTCAAAGACCTAACAACGCCAGTTCTCACTAAATACGCCTTAGATAGATCTGTCGCGCCTTCCACGGTCATGCAGGATATGATCTACATTGGTGTGGTGCTTGATACCGCAGAGGCTATGTGGGATGCCCAGCCTAATATGACGGACTACAAGAACGCGATGAAGGTTCTAAAGCGTGAGGGAATAATCGCTGAATCGAACCACCGTGATCGCAGAGTGTCCGATGATGAGATGCGTATCATTGCAGAAACATGCAATGACTTTTTCCCAATGGCTGACCTTATGAGCTTTGCGGTACATACAGCCATGAGACGAGGTGAGCAGTTCGCCCTCCTGTGGGACGATATAGGAGATGAGGGTAGGTCTATCTTGGTCAGACAGCGCAAGCACCCTAAGAAAAAACGTAACGAGCGAGTCCCGCTGTTACCGGAAGCTCAAGAAATAATAGAGCGGCAACCCAGAATCTCAGAAAAGATATTCCCTCAGAATGCTAAGTCAGTTGGTGAGGCGTTCCATCTGGCAACTGTGAAGGCGGGTATCGAAGATATGCGTTGGCATGATATGCGGCACGAAGGATGTACCCGCCTGTTTGAGTTGGGTTTTGATATGTCTGCGGTGAGTTTGTTCAGCGGTCATAGAGATATGAATATGCTTAAACGCTACACCCACCGCAGCGCTGTTCAAGTGCTCGAATCGTTAAAGACTTGAGTCTCAAGCAACTTGCCTAAATACCATGCGGCTTTGCGGAGGTCTTCGACTTGCTTGGCCTTGCTTTCATTTTTGTACCGCCACCTGTGAAGGTACTTTTTGATGTTACCCTCAAGGTAATACTGGTATCCGTCACCAAGGTTATCCGCTAGGTAATCAATACACTCTATCTCACCGTGATTGTAATGAGCGGGGTGATTCACATCGTCCGTACCCGTTTGCTCAATAGCTGGGTGCGCCTCACGTAGTCTGCTCCAATCTTCTTTAGTTGCGTTCATGTTGTAACCTCACTTTTTGGTTGTAATTTCTGCAAGCCTTCTGCACTTTTACGCGCAAAAAACTGTCTCACGACTTCCTTGTCAGCGACTCTGATCTTGCCCAGCTTATAAGTCGGGATAGGGAATCGCTCCGCATGAAGAGCGTTGTGTAAACTCTTCACCGTCATACCCATTAGTTCGGCCAATTCTGGCGCTGTGTAATATGGTTTCTCCATCAGTCGTTCCTACTTAAAAATAATCCGATTGGTTTTCCAGCGACCGTCCATTGATGTCCGTCTGGTTTGAATTTTATGTCTAGCTCCCACCGTGAACCTGTTCGCTGCCCGTGCGCTTTTATCTGGTCAGAAGTAATCCACAGAAAATCGTATATCAGAGAGTTGTGATGGGGTCTGGATGGGACATCGTGTATGGGCATTGCGGCTATGAGGCTGATGGATTCATCGGGCATCGGTGTTGTTATCCGGCAATGTTTATCAGCCACTCTTTCCATTAGCACCACAGATAGGTTTCGCTGCACACCGTGACCGATGGCATGGATATCTGCGCGATCAGTATCGTGTGAAGGGAAGGCCACGTT